GGATCATGAGCCTACCATAGAACCTTGACAATGGAGAGAATAGTGGACAGCTTAATAACCGTCTACAGATGATGCCAGAGGGGAGCCAGATGGGTTATCTTAGCCATGTTGAGAGGAACACACATGACCACCACCTTCCAGCCCAAGCTTCAGTCTGAGACCTACAACGGCTGGAGCAACTATGAGACCTGGAATGTTGCTCTGTGGATTGGCAATGATTATGGTTTCTACAGCATTGCTCTGCAGTGTGATGATTATGCCGAGTTCCAAGAGCTTATGATTGATGACTTCGGTAAGAGCTGCACCCCTGATGGTGTGCTCTGGAATGACTCTGAGCTGAACCACATTGAGCTGGATGAAATGATTGCAGAGTTGAAGGACTGATTTACACTTTCCGTTCATCACTTCGTTATCATCATGACCTACAGAGCTTCTCTGCACCAGCTTATGAAATCTCACGGGTTTGAGTTATATCGGAAGAATGGAAAACACCTCGTCTGGAGTAATGGTCGAGGACAGAAGCTTTCTACTTCGTCCACACCTTCCTGTCCTCATGCGATTAACAATGTGAAGAGAGATCTTCGTAAGTTCGTTAACACTTAAGCTCTCCGAGTTCGTCTACACTTAACACCACACCTTCGTTATCATCATGAACACCATTGACATCGCAACTGCCACCAAACTGGATCTGCTGATTGCTGACACTCAAGGGCAGCTGAAGTACACTGTGCTCCCCACCCGTAAAGCTAAGAAGTCTGAACTGATCATGAGCCGCACGAATGGCCCTCGTACTAACACTAACCGTCGCGGTCAGGCATACAATGGGCATGCCACACATGCACAGAATGCTGTCACTGAGGGCAATGGTGCAGCATACTTCAAGACTTCTGGCTGAGTCTGAGTGTTTATGTCCCCTCTGAGGCTTATGAACACTTGGAGGGGACACGAATTCGTGAGCAAGGAGCAGCGATGCTCGTGTAACTTATGGGGGCGATTTGAGCAGTTGTTTGTGCGCCCGTTTGTGTTAGCGCGGGGCGCGGTGGCCCCCGTTTGAAAAAACGCTCACTACCCTAATCTATAACGACCCCAAAAAGCGCTCGAAAAGCCATAAACAATCAAAAATTTTTTTTGGTGGCCATAAATACTCCAAAAGGTCGATTGAAATGCATCATAAGAAATTAACCATCGAGAACTTCCAAGATATACAAGACAAAATAGTTTCTTATGTCGTAGATTTTGTAAGCGTAGACATAAATACCTCTGAAGAAAAAGTCTTTTTTAAATTTGTATCTGATGAGAACCTTGAAAAATTTAAGAGAGATATTCCAGAATTATTTGAGTGTATTCGGAAAGAATTGAATAGTGAAATTATTTTAATGTCTTATGTGTATGTTGATGGTCTTATAGAAATTCCAATACATACTGATTCAACTGATACTGTATTAAAAAAAAGAATTCGATTGAACTGGCCTATTATTAACGGAGAGAGTGCTGAGACAATATTTTATGAAAAAAATGATGAAAGTATTTCTTCAAGAATTCATGAATATAAGTCGGGAGTTTCTGGGCGCGTTTATGATCCATCCGATTGTTATGAAGTCGATAGATATATTTTAGACACACCTACACTGATGAATGTAAGGCAACCTCATGCAGTTGAAATTTTAAATCATAAATTACCAAGAATTTTATTAACGATGAGATTATCTAATGAAGAAGAAGTTTATCAAAAATACTTTTAATTAAAATGGAAATCAAAACTCTATCGTCTATTTCAAGTAGCATGCCTTTTAATGACATGCTTGAGACTTTTTTTGATGAACATAAAGTTGGTGAAGATATCGAATGTTATCAATTGGTATTTTGTCCTTATGGTAGAGGAACATCTTTTGATGATTTGAAAAAAATAAATTTTCAAAGTAGAGTTGTAATTTTAAATATTATCGATTCGATTATTGATGTAAACGATAATACTGCAATTGATGATCTAGTTAAATTCTGTAATGATTATCCTGAACAGAATTTTATCGTTTATCATCCGCATTTAAATCTTCAAAGAGAATTAGATTTAAAAGGAATAAAAGTTTCTAACTTATATTTGGATACAGTTGCACCTACAAATTTAACAGAAACTTATAATCGTTGTGAGAAGAAAGAAATATCAAATCGATGGTTATCTTTTAACTGCGATAAAAAATTCCATCGAGTTATGACAATATCATATCTTCTATCAAAAGATTATAGTAAAAATGGAGACTTTACTTTTGATATGAGGTATTCATTACTTGTACCTCCCAGCAAGTATAAGAATGTAACTGCAATACCATCCAGATTAAAATCTGATTTTGCAAGAGGTTTTGAAAAATTAAAAGCAAATGATTTTAACATACTAGACATTCCTCCGTTTAATCAGGATGAAATTAAAGTCGTTCGTAATTATAATATGGAGTTGTTATCCGCTTATGAAAAAGTAGGAGTTGAGATCATAACTGGTACGATGTTTTTTGAACAAACTCCAGTTTTAAGTGAAAAAGAAATGCAGTCTGTTTATGCAAAGAATTTTCCAATTTATATTAATGGAGTTGGAATGGCGAGAGAGATGAAAAAATTCTTTGGTATTGATTTATTTGAAGATATTGTTGATCATAGTTATGATGAAATAGAAGATCATTTTGAAAGACTTGCGGCTGCAATTGATCGAAATCAACATCTTTTAGATGGTTCTACAAATATTGAAGAATTGTGGTTTGATAATCAACAAAGATTTGAAGATAATTGTGATAAAATGGACTCGATGATTTATGATAAGACTTATCAAAAGATCTTCAATCATGAAAGAATTAAACAATCTCTAAAACATTTTGAAGTTTCTTTTGAATCATGATTCTAGAAAATGATAAACCAATTAAAATTATTGGTTATTCACAATCTTCATTGACTGATGGTGCATTACAGTGGTTTTTATTAGAAAGTAAAAATCAAATTGATATTATTGAACCAGAAGTATTTTTAAATTTGTCAAATAAATCTGACTATCAATATTTTGTCGGATTTACTTTGGATATGAATTTAAGGAAAATAATTTGCGAAGAAATTGATAATTTAGAATTAGATTGTGTAACTTATATTCATAATTCCTGTGTAGTATTTGATACCTGTAAAATTGGTAAAGGAGTTTTTATAGGTTCGTTTAGTTCAATGGGATATCATTCGCATATTCAAAATCATTGTTGGATTGAATGTTATTCAATGGTTTCACATCATGTTAATCTAGGCAGAGGATCTGTTGTACACGCCGGTACATTGATCGCGGGAAGAACTACAATTGGGGAATACTGTACATTTAACTTTAAATCGTCTATAATCAATAATGTAACGATCACTGATTATGTTACCATAGGTGCATTCAGTAATGTAACAAAAAATATTACTAAACCAGGTAAGTATGTCGGATCGATTGCAAGATATGTTGGTGAATAACTAAAAATCATATATAATGTTTGAAATGAGTACAAAAGAATATATGGAACTCAAGTTGGATTATCAAGAAAAAGACTTATTAATTGATTGTCTTCAACATAGACTGGACACTGATAAAATTTTAGTTATTAATGAATCTCTCAAAAATGAAATTGAAGATTTGTTAGCCAAAATTGAAGAAGAGTGTCTTTGATTTGTTTCTAAATAAACCAGAAACCATTGCATGAATTGACTTGTGGTGGTAGAATAATAACATTGCTATTCTAATTTTATGTCTAAAGGATTTACAATTAAAGCTACAGCACCAACTCCGAAAAAGAGTGATGACGAGTTTGATATTAATGCTGCCAAAGAAGCGATTCGTGGCAAAAGTATTGTATTTTGTCTTCCCGGTCGTGGATGTTCTTATACTTTCCTAAAGAACTTTGTTCAACTTTGTTTTGATTTAGTCCAGAATGGTGCATCTATTCAGATCTCACAGGACTATTCTTCCATGGTTAACTTTGCTCGTTGTAAAGTTCTTGGAGCAAATGTTCTTCGTGGTCCAAAACAAATTCCTTGGGATGGTCGTTTGAATTACGATTATCAACTTTGGATTGATAATGATATTGTCTTTAGTACTGAAGGATTTTATCGTCTTGTAGCGATGGATAGAGATATTGCTGCTGGGTGGTATATGACTGAGGATGGTCATACGACTTCGGTTGCTCATTGGCTTGAAGAAGATGACTTTAAGAACAATGGTGGAGTCATGAACCATGAGACTGGTGAGACCATGCAGAAGCGTCGTAAACCCTTTACGGTTGACTATACTGGTTTCGGTTGGGTTCTGATCAAGAAGGGTGTCTTTGAGTCTCTGGAGTATCCCTGGTTCGCTCCTAAGATGCAAGTCTTTGACTCTGGAGAAGTTCAAGATATGTGTGGTGAGGATGTATCGTTCTGTCTTGACGCTAAGGCAGCTGGTTATGAGATCTGGTGTGACCCCAAAATTCGTGTAGGACATGAGAAGACTCGTATTCTTTGATACGGGTCTTAGAATTCCTAGAAACTGATGTTCGGCGCGTTTGTAGATCTATTTTGGCGCGAAAATAAAACCAATTGTGAGGTATTAAAAAAATGGCAGTAAAAGCAAAAGGTGGATTAAATAAAAATAGTGGTTATGTACCCGGAAAACCCAAACTAAGTCGTCAAGGGAAAGGTAAGGGTACTAAATATGCTTCGACGAGCCGTAATAATGCTCGAAAACCATATAGAGGTCAGGGAAAATGAGTAAGACTCAACGAACTGTTAGAGAAGGTAATCTTTGTAGACCTGATAAACGATATAAGGGTATTCATACTCAAGCAAAGGCAAACAAAAATAAAAAGTCTAAATAATTTTAAATTAAATTACACGGGCAAATGTCAGAAACAACACCAAAAGTAGGACCAACTGCGGCAGACTCTCCAGAAGTAACTTCGGAAACTGCAAATGTATTTGATTACAATGTAGCTGCAAATTCTAGAACAGTTGCTCCATCGAAACCAAATCCTGCTTCACCACTAGCTGCAGGTTGATATGACAGAAAAGGAAGCATATATTCATAAATGGATACAAGAAGTATCTAAGAATAGGCCTGAACTGGGTGGATTTGCAGTCTGTCCATATGCTTCTGCTTCAAAAACTTTAATTGTAGAGACTCCAATTGATGACATCGTGCCTGAACCAGGTCATGATGTCATCATTTTTATTATTGAACATTTTTGGAGAGCGGATCAGGTTGAAAAATGGGTAAATTTATACAATGAAAAGTTTCCATATTATAAATTTTTCTCAGATTTATCCTCCAGAGATACATTTATAGGAGGTATAAAGACAAATAATGAAAAATATAACTTAATTTTGTGTCAATCAAAGATAAAATTGAGCAAAATTCGTAAAAAATTACTTCAAACTGAATACTATACTTATTGGACGGAAGATTATCTTAAAGAAATTCTTGGAGACGATTACGAATATATAGAAAAAACCACTGAGGAGGATTAAAATGGACTTTAATAATAGGCCAGATACTCACAAAAAGGGTAGTGATGGGGTTGCCGAAAAATATCTTTATGATGTAGAAAAAGAGTTGTATAATATTGCATTAAATTATATGCCTCATCTTAGAAAAATGTCTATGGATGATCAAGTTAACGAACTTAAAGAACAAAATTGACATTTCGGGATAGCAACCCCGTAAAAAGTTCTGATTTTTTAAATCAGGAGCTAAAAATGTCAAATTTACCAGTAGATAGAGATTTAAATTACATGCGAGAAATGTGGGGAACCACTAGATTGATTACGGATTATGTAAAAACTCCAGAAAAAAGAGTAATTCAGGAGGTTATGCATGATTTGGCTGTTAAACATGACTTGAAAAAACAAACAGAATTGCATGAAAGGATTCGTAATGATGAAGATTATGATGATTGGTCATATGGTACTGAACCAACCTATGGGAAAAAATGGTAAAATGGTCTTATACATATAATAAATACCCTTAGTTTGAGTGATGACCAGGATTTCTCGCAAATTTAAAGATATAAGTCTCTCATTTGTGAGAAATCCTGTAACTAATGATATTCTTGCAATTAATGATGCTGATGCGATTAAAAAATCTGTTGTTAATTTGGTTAGAACCAGAATAGGTGAGAGATTTTTTAATTCTTTAATAGGATCTAGAGTTGAAGATTCCATGTTTGAATTACAAACCCCAGAGGTAGCTTATTCTCTTGAATTGGATATTAAAACTCTTTTGAAAAACTTTGAAAGAAGAATCTCTTTGGCTTCTGTTTTAGTAACATATCCTGAGGATTCTAATGAATTTAATGTTAGAATTGCGTATGATGTAATTGGATTACCTATTCCAACTCAAACTGTAGATTTTATACTACAACCTACTAGAGTCTAATGTCATTTAATCAATTTACAAATTTAGACTTCAGTGATCTAAGGACTCAGATCAAGGATTATTTGCGTGCAAATCAAAATTTTACCGATTTTGATTTTGAAGGATCTAATTTTTCAGTTTTAATAGATTTATTAGCGTATAATAGCTACATAACTGCCTATAATACTAACATGGCAGTTAATGAAATGTTTTTGGAGAGTGCAACTCTCAGAGAAAATGTAGTTTCACTTTCTAGAAACATTGGTTATTTGCCTAGATCAAGAAGATCTTCAAGAGCAAATGTTAGTTTTACCGTTGATATGAGTCAAACCAACGCTAGAACTGTAAAATTACTTGCTGGGCAAGTTGCTCTTGGAGCTGTAACAAATGGTAATTATATTTTTTCAATTCCAGAGGATATTACAACGCCAGTTAATACTGATGGAATAGCCATTTTTGATAATTTGCCTATCTATGAAGGAATATTTTTAACTAGTACTTTTATCGTAGACGAATCTCAAACAAATCAAAGATTTATTTTACCTAATGTTAATATTGATACAACTTCAATTAGAGTTAAAGTTACTAATGCAGTAACTGAAGTTTATTCTGTTTATGATAGTTTATTAAATATTGGTAAAGATATTAGATTCTTTTTAATTCAAGAAGTTGAAGACGCAAAATATGAGATAAGGTTTGGAGATAATATTATAGGAAAAAAACCAGAGAATGGTAGTAAAATAGAAGTAACTTATATTGTTACAAATGGATCTTCGGGTAATGGGGCTTCAAACTTTACATTTTCTGGTAGACTAAAAGATAATAATTTATTCGATGTTACAACAGGAATTTCTTTATTAACAACTCAATCAAAATCAGAAAGCGGAGATGAAATTGAGTCCGTAGATTCTATTAAATATTTTTCTCCAAAAGTATTTGCCTCTCAGTATCGTGCTGTAACATCAAATGATTATAAAGCTCTCATTCCATATGTTTATCCAAATGTAGAGTCAGTTAATGCTTATGGTGGAGATGAATTAGATCCTCCAGAGTATGGAAAAGTTTTTATATCCATAAAACCAAGAAATGGAACATTTTTATCCGAAATTACAAAACAAACAATATTAAATACTATTAAAAAATATTCAATAGCTGGAATTAGACCAGAAATTGTAGATTTATCATAT